TGCGGACAAGGTCCCCGCCAGGGTGCGCAAGGGCAAGGCCGAGTGTCAGGTATGCCACCGCCGGTTTGCGCCCAAGGTCGACTACACCGTGCGGCGTCACACCATCACTGTCGTTAGACGCCAGAACCCCGGCTCGCCATGACAGCGGCCGGGGTTCCGGTAGGAGTCGAGCGCGGGCTACGCGCCAGGCGTCGGCGTCGGCGCGGGCGGCGGCACCAGCTTGGAGACCGCAGCCTGAACGGCCGACAGGCCCTCTTGCAGCTTGGACTCGTCGGCGGTTGCCAACGGAGTGGTGTCGATGGTGGACAACGTCTGGGCGAGCCCGTCAAGGGCGGTACCGACGTTGTCCAGGTCGTCTTGCTCTACCTGTACTGCGGCCATGATGGCGTCCAATCTTTCATTGATGGGTTGCAGGGCGATGGTCAGCGCCTCCCCGATCAGCCAGGCCGCAGTACGCAGCGCGAGGTTGTCGATGAAACGTGGCACGGCCCCGAGAGTAACACGGGCCCTGGCCGCCCAGATGAACGCGCGCTGACGCGGGAGGGTTCGCCCGCAAATTGGCCGGTCGTAGGGCTTGACTTCCCCGCGTTTAACGGGTTAGTCTGGCTCTACTGACCACACCCCGAGGCGGGAACCTCCCGCCGGAAAGGAGCCTCATGGCTCAGTCAGTTCCTCTCCAAGCCCACTGCCCGCAGTGCCAGCGCGCGGTTCGCATCAGCGAGCCGTTCGCGTTCGGCGGCCGGGACCGCCTGCGCATGACGCTGGCCTGCGGCCACGTCGTCCTCCGCGACGACGAGCCCGAGTTCGTCTGCGACTACTGCGGCCTACCCGAGGCGCAGTGCTCTGCCAATGCGGCGGGCAACCGCATCACCGTCGTCACTCCGGCGGAGTACCTGGTGCTCAAGACGACGGGCGAGCGGCCATGACCGCCGCGCCAGCTGAACGCCGCCGCCCGGCCGATCCCGTGCCGGGCTGTACGGCGAAGAACCGAGGCAGCAACAAAGTGCTCCGGCGGCTCATCCGCAACATTGAAGCCGTGGGCGGCGTGGTCCGCCCCAGCTGTACGCGCACCGGCCACTGGAAGGTCTACCTCGATGGTCAGTACATCGGCGGGCTGCCAGGTACGCCGGGCGACATCCGCGCCCTGGCCAACGACATCGCCCGCCTCAGGCGCGGCGGCCTGCGCATCGACACGAAAGGACGACCGCTGTGAACGAGAGCAACGCCTACCGCGCTATTGCCACGAGCGAGAGCGAGCAGGTCAATCAGGTGATGAGCTATCAGCGCGAGCAGCAACTCAAACGTGAGCGCGGCGCGCTGCCGTTGGACACCGAGCCCGAAGACCCGGGCGGCTGGCCCTATGGCGAAGAGGCCGGGCCGCCATACCCCGATCCGGCCGCCGAGCCGCGCCAGCAGGAGAGCGCCAGCGACATCACCCTGGCAGCGTTCACCATCGCTCCGCGCGAGCATCTGTGCCCCGAGTGCTGGTGCATCCATCGACCCGAGCTGGACTGCTCATGAAGTTCGTCGACGCCGCCGAGGTGAACCGGCGAGTGGCCGCGCTGCCCGAATGGGCCTGGCGGCGCGCCGAGGCCGAAGCAGCCTGGAATGCCAAGCTGGCTGCGGACGCGGAATTCATGGCCGCGCAGGCGGCTGTCGGGGAGCTGTACGCCAGGGTGATCGCCGAGATCAGCATGGAGAATGGGGAGGACCAGCAATGACGCAGACCACCGACACGCTGGATAAGCCTGATGCCGAGGTTGACGACGGCACTACCGGCCCCAACAAAGAGTTCCACTACGTGCGCAAGGACGCGATTGTCCGCACGGTGGTCGAGGGCGGGCTGGTGACCGCGCTGTGCGGGCTCAGCTTCCCGGTGACTAAGGCGGCCAAGCCCGGCTCGCCGGTGTGCTCCATGTGCAAGCAGCTGTACGAGATGATGCCTGAGGACAGCCAGTGAAGCGCCGAATCGTGAACCTGATAGCCAGCCTGATCGAGGACGCGATGGCCATCGGCGAGGCGCGCACCTACGCGGCGGCGGATCGGTACTGGGAGCAGACCAAGCAGGCCCGTCATGAGCAGCATCGCCGGGCGTAGTAACCGCAACGAGCGCGGCAGCTCCTATGACCGCCGCGCCCGGCGGGCCTGGCTCGTCAGCGCCGTCGCCGGGTTCGGTGGTGATGGCGTCAAGGTTCCGTGCTGGGAGTGCGGGCGGCTGCTCACCGTGGACGAGGTCACGCCCGACCGGATCATCCCCGGCGAGCAGGGCGGCACGTACCGCCGCGCCAACATTCGCGGGCCGCACTGTGCTGGCTGTTCAGCCCGGCAAGGCCAGCGCCGCACCATGGAATTACGCCGGGCCACCGACCCGTATGGTGACGACGACATGTGCCTGACCTGCGGCGCGTATTTTCTCGGGGAGCACGCGGTGGATTGCTGCGTTGGTAATGACTGGTAATGACCTCAGTCGTCGTCGTCGGCGTTGTCCATGGCGCGGTAGCCCCCTTCGAGCCAGTAGCTCTGAAGCCCCGCGCCGACCAGCATGGCCGTGATGACCACCCCGCCCAGCCAGCAGCACCAGATGAGCGACCACGGATGCCAGCCGTGAATGCCGCCCGCGCCAGTTCTGAGGCCAATTGCGCAGGTCAGCAGAAGTATCGGGAGGATTACGCCGAAGACCAGGCGACTCGCCGTGCGGCGCGTCCTAGACACTCGATGGCACCCGGCTTCCCTTCTTGCCTGAGTGCTTGCTCTCTGGCAGGCGGCGATAGCGGAGCTTAGGCCCACCAGCCGTACGATGACTTTTCTGGTCGGCCCACGGCTGGCCGCTGGCCCAGGCCCAGCGCCACTGCTTTTTGCTCTTGAAGCCTCGGTAGGTTCCGTGACCATGGTGGCCACCTCCAACACCAGCGCGTCCCCCGCTGCTATGGCCGCCCCCGGCTACGCCGCCGCCATGACCCGAGCGGGCGACAGTGGACCGGCCGCCGCGCATGGAGCCTGAAGAACGAGAGCCCCGCGATGAACCGGCCACGCTACACCGTAACGCCGCGCGCCCGCTCGCGGTAGCGGAGAACGGCCCGGCGGCGGCATTCGCGGCAACCGACCTTGCCGGTCTTGGGCGCGACGTAGCTGTTGTATTTGGTGCGCGGGCAGCCGCAGGGAAACGTGGACGGCGGGGCCATGGCGATGTCGAGCAGGCGGAACAGTTGCAGTTTGTAGCGGTCGGCTGCGGCTTGGGCGGCGCGGGCCTCGATGCCGCGACAGCGCAGCTCCTCCTGGGTCATGCGTAGTTCTGCTGCAAAGGCTTCAGATTCCTCCTGAAGCAGGCGACACACGGCGGTCAACGGCTCGGCGGCTATCGCCCGAACCTGGCGGAGCGAGCAGTCGAGGCGGTCGGAGATGGCTTCGGCCGTCATGCCTTCGCGTTGCATGGCGGCCACGACCCAGGCGCGGTCGGGCGGCTGAAGATCGCGCATCACCGTGGGAGAGCCCGCCAGAATCGCGGGGACCAGCAGCTCGTCGGGCCGCCAGCGTTTGGAGCCCGGGCTGGGAGGCTCGCTGCCGAGCAGCGGAGAGCAGCTGGCTGTCACTTGAGCACCACCAGCCACCAGGCAACGCCGGTGCCGACGACGCTGAGCACGAACACCAGCACTGCCAGGGCGCGCAGGGCAGGGAGCACCTCGCGCGGGATGACGATGGGAGGTACGCCCATGGTCAGGCCGCCGCCAGCGGCTCGGGCACGGCGACGTCGCCGTGGTAGTTGATGACGAGGGTCTCAAGATCATCGAGATGGATGAGCGCATCGCCAGCTAAGCCCCAGCGCGATGTCCAGTGATTGCGGATCCTGGCCAGCCCTGTCGCAAAGTTCCCGCCGATCAGCGTGTACTCGTGTCCCTCGCCTGCGTCGTCGGCTTTCTTGATGGCGGCATCGCCGCCGGTGGACAGCACACCCTTGGAGTCGGGCTCCATCATGGCGTCGGTCCACGTCGTTCCCAACAGTATCGGCTGGATCTGGGCGTAGGCGAGCAAGGTCTGGAAGTCGAACGTCCACTTGTACGCAGCGATGACGCCCATCTTTTGGAGGGCCTTGACCACGCCGAGGCCGGTGGACCCGTTGTCGGTGGGAGGGTAGGTCCAGCCGAGGTCGTCGTAGAGGGTGGCCTTTTCGTAGATGAACAGGCCGTCGGCGTTGCCCAGATAATCCGCGCTGGGCGTGCCAGGGCGATGGATGCGGTTGTAGGCCTTGCGGCTGGTGATGCTGTGCCCGGCGTTCAGCCAGTCGGCTCCGCTCCATCCGGTGCAGCCGGAGACCTGACCCTGATCCAAGACGGGGCCCATGGTGTGACGCCAGGGCGCGCGTGTCGGTTGGAGAGGAGCCGCAGCGTAGGAGCGGGAGGCGGGATCGTGATGACGGAGTCGGCCCTTGGCGCGGCGCTGGGCGAGGGGAGTGACGCTCACGCCGCCAGGCTAGCAGCGGGAGCGGATCAGTTGGACTTACTGAAGCCCGGCGGCGTGCCTTCGTGATGGTTGCAGTTGAGGCAGAGCCAGTAGCCGAAGTGGCAGCGGTAGGCGTAGGCGCTGCACTGCGGGCAGATCTCGGTGTAGGTGACGCCGGGCATGGCGGCGCTACTCGGCCGGGTCGCTGAAGCCGGAGAAGTCGGGAGCCGGGCCGGTCCCAAAGAGAGCGCGGTGAGCCTGGCCGCCGGTGGGCAGCGCGATGATGTGAGCGTTGCCGTCGGGCCGGGCGTGCAGTCGCTCGCTGCGGCGCGCTGCCCTGGCAGGCTTGGCTCCGCGCGTCAGGAGATCCAGCCAGTGACCGATGCGTGCCGACCAGACGAAGGCGTCGCCGACGGCGTCGCTGCCGTCGGTGGCGGCCGGGCCGCGCCCGAGGGTGAGAGTGAACGTGACGCCAGCGGTGCCGTCGCTGCGGCTGATGGGCATGGTGTCGGCATCGAGGTCGTGGGCGGCCAGCCAGTCCTTCGCAGCCAGGTCGGCAACCGCGACGATGGCATTCACGTCGTACCCGGCCACTGGCAGGCGGATGTCGTGGGTCTCGTAGAGCTGCACGGTGTGCTCGGCGGCGTTGCGGGCGATGGCGGCGGCCTCCTCGGTGTCGTAGCTCAGGCCGCCGTCGTGGCGGGCGGTCCAGCGGCCGGGCGGCGGCATGTACGGCGGCGCGGGCTCCTCAGAGGTTGGACCAGTCGTCGTCATCGTCGGGGAGGGTGTCAGGACCCGTAGGCCCGACGGGCCCACCGGGACCGTCACCGTCGGGTTCTTCGGTGTCCCTCCCGATCCGCCGTATGGCGTCGGTTTCTGATCCGGTGGCGCTGTCCTGACTCGGTACGGCTCCAGCACCTTGCGGATCTCCGCGTCCGTCGCCTGGGCCAGGGTGTCCAACGGACTCGGGCACGGGTTGGGCGGCATCAGCCCGAAGCTCGCTATCGCTTTGAGGGCTGCACGGTGCAGGCGCTCCGGCAGGTTGGTCACTGTCATCCACTTCGGCGTCGATGATCTCTGGCTGTCCACTGCTGAGCTCCTTCAGGGTTGCTGCGTCGAGAGTTTGGATACTCGTGATCAGGCGCGCCGCTTCGGTGGCGAAGTCCTCATTGCTCAGGCTGGCGAGCACTCTGGTCGGCGAGTCGAGACCCAGCAGCTTGGCCTCGCGGTCCTGGGCGCGCAGGATCACGACCGCTGCGTCTTTGGCCTGGTCGAAGTTCTGGCCCATCAGGCGCGGATACATCGCGCGGGTGATGTCGTACAGCTGAGCGCGGTGGCGGGCTACCACATGCGCTGGGTCCTCGTTGTTGATGTCGCGGCAGACGACCTCGTAGTCCTTGCGGGCCGTCTTCTCGCTGACGCCGACCTCTTGGGCCACCTTGGCCCAGGTGACTCCGCCGTTGCGCAGGAACATCACCTTGGTGCGCCGCGCCAGGCGCTCGCTGTCGAGCAGCTCGGTGAGGTCGTCGTCCGAAACGGTCATCCGCAGCCGCCGTCTCTGATGCCGCGCCGCACGGATGGCTCGGCGGCCCAGAAGATGAGACCTGCCAGGGCAGGCAGGCCGACTGCCAGGGCGGCGATGCAGAGCGTCATACGTCGCGCGCATCCAAGGTGGGCACGGTGGTCTGCGCGATGAATTGACGCCGGATCTCCTCCGCGCTGGGCCGGGGCATGGCCATCATCTCAGCGATCATGGCCATCTGGGCGTCGTACTCGGCGACGATGACCTCCGCCGCCTTGAACACCGCCTCACGTCGGTCGATGGTGTTAAGCGAGCGCCAGGCTGCCAAGGCGTGACGCAGCACCTCGATGTGTGGGTTCGGCGGCACGCCGGTGGGCTCAGTCATCGCTGGTGGGCTCCTCGGTCTCGTCCGCCGCTGGCGGCATGGAGCGGACGACGTGCGCCTCGATGCGGGCGGCCATGTCCTTGGGCACCGGCTCCGGCGCGAGGCGGTCGATGACGGGGTACGGGTCGCCGCTGATGGGACTGGTGGCGGCGCTCATCACATCGCCATAGTGGTGTCGGAAGTGGGCGGCCGGTGCAGCGGATGGGCCTGGGCTCGCTTGAGCCGGTGGCGCTTGGCGTCGCGCTCATCGAGCAGCCGCATGACTACGTCGGTGAACGTTTCACCCTCCTCAGCTGCGGCGATGCGTAGGCGTCGGCGCTCGTCATCGGTCATTCGCATGATGACCGCCGTCTGTCGTTCGCCGCGCGGACGACCGCGCTGGCCCCTCACTGGAATCACGCATATCAATATATCCCGAAACGGCTAACCCGGGGTCAGTCGCCGTCCCATTCGTCAATCTCGCCCATCTCGTCATCCTCATCGGGTAGCGCCACGTACACCCGTGGGCCAAACTGCTTGATCTTCAGCTCTGCCAGCCGGTCGAACATCTCCGGCTCGATCTCGGCCAGACGCTCGCTGCTGTACTGCTCCCGCCGCAGGCCGATGACCCAGCCATCTGCGAATGTCAAGGGCAGGCCGTCCCACCCGTGGTCGGCCGCGATCTTCTCTAAACGCTCCTTGGCCGTCTTCTCCTCGGCGTACAGCTTCTTGAGCCGTTCCCACGCCGGGTGCTCGCGGTATGCCGTCGCTGCCAAGGTCAATGTGCTCATCCGACTGACATCGGGAATGTCCAGCGTCACCGCCGCCTGTAGGCGTGCCGCCGCTACCACGGGTGGCTGAACCTGAGCCCACGACTTCGCCACATGGGCCCGCTGCCACGCGGGCTTGTTGGCGCTCTTGGCGACGTTAGACGGCACTGCCAGGTATTGCTGCGCACGGCCGGGGGAGGTCTCCTTGAGCAGGTACGGCGTCCCCGGCACGCTGACGACACCGAGTGCGTGCGCCGCCTTGACCTTCTCAAGTAGCACCTTTCGCGCCGCCGCCAGAGCCCGGGCTTGGTAACGCGCCGCATACAGCGTCTCTACCGCCGCCGCCAGCCCAACCTCCTCACCGGCATGATTGTCGAGCAGCTGCCCGAACGCCGCCAGCGTCTCGCTGCGCAGGGTGCCGGTGGGCTTGGGATCACTGGAAGCCGCGCTCCGGCGGCGTCGTTTCGATTGCATGTAATCACGATAATCACAAATTCAACCTCGCGCTAGGCCGCCGCTTCCGGGAGCCACCGGCATCGCCGACGCACGGCTGCCCCGGGGAAGGGAGGGCAGCCGGATGCATTGGCCCGGCCAAGGGCATGATTCAGTACCACGAGGTGGTCTTAGGAGATTCTTAATCGACAACCCGAACGGCGAAGACTATGGGGTGTTTGGCTCGCCTGAGTTCCGATGGCTAGCCTAACCCCCTAGTCAAGTGTGAGGGTAGTTGTCATGGGAATTTGACTTGTCACGGGTGCGTCGACTAGAATCGCGCGCCCGCGCGCACGCGAGGTCGGGTTCGGGGTTGACTTCCCCGCCTTTAACGGGTTAGTGTTTTAGTCATGACCACCGCACTCGTCCTCCTGCTAGTTCTCTCCGCCGTCCTTGCGGGCTTCGTCCGCATCGTCGCCACCGACGCCGACGCCCGCGCCATGTTGTTTGACCCGAGGCCGTGGGGCCACCTGATCAAGCGCACCCACCGCAGCTAGCCCACACTGGCCACATGACCGAGCCAGCCAACCTCCCAGCGCGCCCGCCGGACCCCACAGGACCGACGGGCGTTCCGCTGTCCCGCACCCCGACCGAGGCGCTGGCCTTTGCGCTGGGCTTCATCGCGGCGTCGCCCGTGTCAGCCGAGCAGTACGGCGGCGTGTGCGCCCTGGTGGAGGAGCTGATGCGCCGGTCCATGCCGGTGCCCGACGTAGGCGAGGTCGACACCCGCCGCGACGGATCGGTCTGGAATCAGCTGATGATCTACATGCCGCCCCAGCTGGCCCGGTCGATCCAAATGCTCTACCTGGCACATCGCGGCCAGCGTTGGGCCCGTAGCGGGCGGCGGTGACGCCGGTACCGACACTAACCCGCGTTGGGCGGTCAAGTGGTTGACTTCAGCCGCCCCGGCCAGCTATACCTGAGCCATCCCCACCAGCACGGCCCCAACAACCACGAAACAGGAGCCCGACCATGCCGCTAGGACCATCCCGGCCCGGCCCGCGCCCATCTCCCCGGCGCACCGTCGCCCGGCCGCCCGAACAGCTGCTCAGCGACATCGACGCCAACGTCGAGCAGTACGTCAACCTCGTCTTGGGCAACCGTGATCCCTGGACCACGCCGCAGCTGATGGCCATGGCCCTTGACGCCAGCCATCGCCGTCCCGAGCTGCTGGCTCTGCTGTTCGCGACGACCCTTCAGAAGCTCGCCACCGAGCGCGCAGTGAACAGGCTGGCCCGCCGATGACCGGCCACGAGGTCTACCTGCGGTCGCAGACCGAGCTCGAGTGCGTGCCCGACGGCACCATCATCACCTGGCGGCGCATCCCCGCCGACCGCACCAGCGAGGCCGTCGCGTTCGTCCGCGTACAGGTCGAGTACCCCGGCATCCGCGAGGACGAGGCAGCGGGCATCCGCGAACAGCCCGAGCGCGTCATCTGGATCAGCCCCGGCGGCTGGGATCCTCACACCATCGAAGACGCAGGCGTCACCTATCCGTGCGAGGTGATTCGCTGGGGCGAGGTCGGCGTCGTGCCGCCGGTACCGCCCGGGATGATTCCGTCCATCCCGCCCATGCCGACCTTGTCGCCGCTGCCGTTCGTCCCACCGCTGGACCGGATGAGCCGCGAGGTGGCCCTGGACGCCGCCGCCCGGGTGTGGGCGGGCAACGCCGTCAACTCCGCGCACTGGATTCAGAGCGGCGCGGTCATCGAGACCGCCCGTGACTTCGAGACCTGGCTGAACCGAGAGGACGAGACGCTGTGAGCACCACAACCACCGACGAGCTGATGGCTCTATTGGTCCAACATCGCGCCTGCGCACACTGCCAGACCAGCATCAACGATCAGGCCGTCAGCGCCAACGACGAGCGCGGCTGGATTCACACCGACACCGGCCTGTATCGCTGCCCGCCCGGCACCTGGCGCACCGACGACGTACCCGGCCTGGCCTACGCCGAGCCGATAGACAGCGAAGCCGCCATTGAGGAGCGCATCGAGAAGGCGTGCGAAGAGACCGAGCGCGTCACCCGTGATGACTGCGAAGAGACCATGTACGACGACGAGCAGCTGGAAGACGCCAAGGACGAGGCGTACAAACAGGGCCGCGCCGACTATTCGACCGAGCTGAACGGCGCGATCACCTCTGCGTTGCACGGGTTCGGCCGAGACCTCAGCGTCTTGGAGCGGCGCGTGTTCGACCGGATGAACGACGTTCTCACCGAGGCCTGGGAAAGTGTGGACGTATGACCGTGACCCAGATCAAAGGCCCGACCGTGCCGTCGCGCACCTGGCGCGATCCGGTGCTCGATGTCATCCTCCACACCGGCGACGACGCCGCCAAGGAGATCGAGCACATGCCTGCCGACCTGCCGGTGGCCATCGACATCGAGACCCCCGGGCTGGATCGCAGCTTCACCATCAACTGCGTGACGGCGGCGTGGGATCACCACGGCCAGACCCATTCGGCGCTGCTCGATCCTGCCAGGGCGCGCGGCCATGACCGGCTGGTGGGAGAGATGAACCTGCGCGCCGGGAAGATCATCCTGCACAATGCCCCGTTCGACATCCCGCCGCTGTATCACGCCGAGCTGCTGAACGCCGCCATCATCAACAAGATCACCGACACGCTGCTGCTGGCCCGCATGGCCCTGGCAGACGTGATGATCCCGAAGTCCTTGACGGCCCTGGCAACCCGGCTGCTGCGCTGGACCGACAGCAAGGGCGGCATGGAGCGCGCCTTCAAGGCTGCGGGGTACAAGACGAACCAGGCCGGGTACGAGGGCATGGACATCGGCTCGCCCATCTATCGGTACGGCGCGATGGCCGACACCGTGGCCACCCTGCGCTTAGAGCCGATCCTGCGGCAGATGGCCGTCGACTGGTCGCTGGACCATCCTTTCGTTGACCATGGCGCGACCAGCCCAGAGCAGGCAGCGGCGCTGATCGCCACGCAGGAGACCGTTCACCGCGTCATGCTCCGCCGGTCGGCCGTCGGCATCAACGTCGACCGCGACTACCTGGCCCGCTACCGGGATGAGGTGGCCACCGAGCAGATTCAAGCTGTTGCTGAGCTGGCCGTGCATGGTCTTGAAGGTGGCAGCGGCAAGGGCGCGGCGCTGGTGAAGTATCTGGACAGCCGAGGAGAACTACCGTCCAGCTGGCCGCGCACGCCCAAGGGCGCGCTGTCCTCTGCCAGGGCACATCTTGAGGCGCTGGCTCATCCCCTGGCACTGGCCCAGCGCAAGCTAGCCGACATCGACAAGATCCTGGGCTACCTGACCAAGGTCGACCGCCAGGCCGCCGTCACCGGCCGCTGCCATCCGCAGGTCGGCACTCTCGGGGCCAGCGCCACCGGCCGGATGAGCTACGCCGCGCCCGAGCTGCAACAGTTCCCCGCCGCCGCCCGGCCGGTGTTGTGCGACGACGGGCAAGGGCTGACGAGCATCGACTGGTCGCAGATCGAGCCGGTCACGATGGCGCTGATGGCCCGCGACGAGGCGTTCCTGATCCCCTTCGAGCAGGGAGCCGACCTGTACGAGCCCATCATGCGCAGCTGCGGCATCGACCGGCCGATGGCCAAGGTCGTCCTGCTGGCGACGATGTACGGCCAGGGCACGCCCAAGCTGGCGGCGAGCATCGGGCATACCGAGGAATCGGCAGCGCAGATCAAGCGGCAGATGTTTGAGGCGATGAAACGCTGCGAACGCTGGATGTTCAAGGTGCAGGACATCGCCGCCCAGCACGGCCGGATCGTGACCGCCGGTGGGCGGATTTTGCCGGTGGATGAGGGCGGCGTGTTCAAGGCGGTCAACTACATCGTCCAGGGCAGCGCCTACGACGTGCTGGCCGCCACGATCTGTGAGATGGAGGCGCGCGGCCTGGGCGACCACATTCAGATCGCCATGCACGACGAGGTCGTGGTCGACACCGAGGCCGCCGAGGAGATCCAGCAGATCATGCTGACGCCGCCGCCGTTCCTGACCGCCTGGGCCCAGCGCGTACCCATCTTGCGAACTGACCGTGCCGATCTCGGGCACAGCTGGGCGAAGGTGTAGCCATGACGATCCTGACAAGTGCGATGAACGGCTGCCTGAACCGCCGCCAGGGCTGCAACTGCGTCCACTGGTGCGGAGACTTCGTGACCCGGCCGCCGATAGCGCCGCGCCGCGCACCGCGCCATCGCTGCGAGTTCGTTTACCCGTCGGATTGTCCTGAGCACGTTCATGTCTGGGGCGGCCTGGTGCCCGTCGAGCAGTTCCGTGCGGGCTTCGATGGCCGCCACCGCCGCCCAGATGATGTGCTCGACACGGAGGTGACCCACAACCCGTAGTAGCTGGTCAGCCGCTTCCCCCAGAGCGTCTACGCTGGCCCACACCCCGACCCCCGACAAGCAACCACGCGGAAGGACCCCCATGCTCGGATCGAAGGATCTTGAGGCCGTTCTCGGCACCGGAATCGACAACCGTAACCACGAGGCAGTACGCGCCACGATTCGCGCGATGGCCGATCTCGGCCTGAGCGTGCTGTTCATCTATCCCGACTCCAAAATGCCCGCCGACCTGCGCACGCCAGCGGTCAAGACCCGCGACGACAAGGCCGCCCAGGAGGCTGCCAAGGCCGCCGACCGCCGCGATTGGGCGACGGTCAAGAGCCCGGCCGGGCTGGCGCTGGCCACCAGCGACAAGGCCGTTCTCGACCGCTACCTGAAGCGGTACATCCAGATGTTCAGCAAGTGGGAGCTCAACGACGGCAGCCCGGCCGTCTGGTCGAAAAAGGAGGAGGACGCCGGGCGGCTGATCATGGCCGAGCCCGCTGCGGTGAACATCGCCGTCGAGGTCGGCGGCAGTGGCATCGTGGTGATTGATTGCGACACCCGTGAGCAGATGGTCCGCTGGTACGAGGTTGCCGAGGTCGATCCCGACGCCGCGCCGCCGCCCACCATCCTCACGCCCGGCCAGGTAGGCCAGGGCGCTGATCCCGACGACCCGACCACCTGGGCGCACTCCGACGGCGGACATTTCTGGTTCACGGTGCCCGACAAGTACCTGCCCGTTCTTCCCCGCCACCTGGGCGCGATGACCTGGGGCGGCGACCACGGGTTCGCGGTGCTGTGGGACCGCCGCTATGTGCTGGTGCCGCCGAGCACGCGGCCCGAGGGAGCCTATGAGTTCCTGGGCCACGTCTACGAGCTGCAACCGTGGATCGCCGAGGCCATCATCGCGGCCGGTGAGAAGCGCGTCCAGCGCGCCGAGCTGGCAGGCGGCGCACGCACCGACCGCCCCGACCTGGCCGACAAGGTTGACACCTGGGCGCAGGCCGTCAGTTGGCAGACCATCCTTGAGCCGCTGGGCTGGACTCCGCATCCACGAACGGACAGCTGCGGTTGCGCAGTGTGGACAGCACCGGGCAACCATGCCAGTCCCAAGAGCGCCACCGCCCACGACACCGGCTGCACCGCCGGGCGCTACTCGGAGGTGAACGCCCCGCTCTACATCTGGACCGATCATGACGTAGAGCCGTTCGACAGCTGGGTTGAGGCCCACGGCCAGACCATCAGCAAGTTGCAGGCCGTTGCGGTGATCAGCTTCGGCGGCAACGTCGGCAAGGCGATGGACGCCATCGGCATCACGCCCGACCTGGACGTTGACGATCCCGAGCTGGTAAGCCGCCTGGCCATGAACGACGGCGAGGACCTGAACCCGACCAACGCCGACGAGGACATCGCCGACATCACGCTGGCCGACGGCGACGACCCAGCACCGTACTGCCAGGTGTGCCGCACCACCGACGGCGAGTTTCAGGAGGTCGGCGACGAGCGTTGGCACCGGCTGGACGAGGACGATCCCGAAGGCCACCGCACCGAGAAGATGATCCAGGTTCCGCAGAAGGACATCGACGACATGGCGCAGATGGTCTCCGACGCCGCCGTCGATGCTGCCAAGGCGGTACTGGACTACAGCCTGGACAGCCTGCCCGCCGACTTCGGCAAGAAACCCAAGCCCGAGACCGACAGCCCGTACCCCGACCAGGTTGACGATCCCGACCCCGACGTATTCGACAGCCAGTACACCGGCCTCCCGCGCATCGCGCCGTTCAGCCATTGGCGCGACATGCCGCCGCCGGAGTTCATCATCGACGGGCTGATGGAGCACGGCGGGCTGAGCTGCCTGATCGGTGCGCCGGGTATCGGCAAGTCCACCGTGGCGCTCGACATGGCCTGTCACATCGCCACCGGCAAGCGTTGGCAGGGCCGCAAGACGCTCAAGACCCGGGTGCTGTACCTGCCAGGGGAGGGCCTCTCAGGCGCGGTGCAGCGCATCAAGGCATGGGAGGCCGCGCACGACGTCGACCTCGCCGACGACCTGCTACTCGGCAACGGCATCATCCAGGTTGCCGCCAAGACCGAGGCATGGGCCGAGGTGGCCGCCTACATCGCGCGCCAG